TGTGGCAATGGAGCACCTAAACGATTTGCTTGATTGCTTTTATTATACAACGCCGCGGCATAATACGCTTGATCGGGATGAAATCCTTCAGCTTTTAATTTCTCAGCGATGCTTAACGCTTTGGGATCATTAAAATCCACATCATTAAATCCCATGTCGCTACGACCTTCTAACGAGTAGAATGTTTTAAGCTGTTGTGGTGTTAGTTGTGGTACACCATACTTTTCACCAGCTCTCATCGCAGAGATTTGATTTTGGATCATTGTGGGATCCAAATAGGTTGGCTGGGTTTCTAACCCGTTCTTGCCACCAAAACGATTTTTAGGATCGGGACGATATACTGGGATGATCTTATCGCTTTCATCTGTGCCCAACATGCGTCGTTGATCACGATCTGCTTGCCAAGCAACATACTCTTTTTGCGCTGGGCTACCAAACGCTTTAAGTTGCTGAACAACATACTGACGCTTAACATCGCCCCATTGGTTCTTTTGAATCAGAGGCAACGCCCAATCTTCTCCCGCCTCTTTTACCCAATCCAACATTTCCTTTTTGGATGGGTTGGTATTAGGTACTGGCTTTTTGTTCTGAGCATTAGTTGCTAACTCAGCTTGCATCTTTGCTTTGGAGACGGACTTACCCGACTTCAGCGCTGGTATGCCAGCTTCTTGAAGGATCATCTCTTGCGGGGATTTAATGGGGGATATCGTCATATCTATAACTACTTATGCAAAAATACGGGGGTGCTCGCCCTAAACTGCATAGGGGTTGTAGAATTTCTTTCTAGCAACATCATCAGCGTAGTCAACATCTCTGGACGGTAGAAAATCAAGCTGGATCCAACCGGAGTCACGCAACACACGCAAGGCTTGTGATAGTACGTCCACATAGTCATCATGACCACCACTCTCTGGGAACGAACACACTTGCCGTATGAACCGTTTTGCCCATGGTGCTACTTCACCCGGTTTGTCGGGATCTTCGGGGATGTACACCTTACCTTTGGCAATGAGCGGAGCCACGATGTTTAGACGCTGCACTTTGTCAGCACGCCCTGGGTTGTATCCTCGCACAGGAACGCCCGAACCTTGCAATTCTTGGATGAGTGAAATACCAGCGGACTTATCTTCCATGAGAATCAGATCTGCTTTTCGTCCTTTGGCAAAATCGTTGTCCGCACCGTACACCACTTCTTTAAAATCATCAATCACCTTGCGACGCAATTCTGGATATCCAAGGTGCGCATCCCAAGCGTCGAGCAAGATGATGGCAGTACCAATGTCAGTCGACTCAAAGATACCAAACACACCGCATGCTGTGGGGTCATTAGCGGTCTTCTCAGAGGTCGCTGGGTCATATGAGGCAATCACATACTCGAGCGTTGGTGAGGGCTTCTTGGCTGGCCATAGCTTGAACCAACGACGCTTAATGATACCGGCATCTTCTGGGTCAAGGATGGCACCGTAAATCTCTTGCTTACCAAGGTCGGTGCCTTCGTAAGTTTCTAACGCTTTGAAAAACGATGAGGATAAGTTCTGTCTGTTTTCATACGAGCTGGCATTAACCACATACACATCACCACCTATCTTGCCTTCGTTAAGGTCAACAATCAACTCTCGTGGCTTGGGGGTTGTAGTAACAATCTGCTGCACTCTAGGTATCCTTGGGTCACGCAAACGCATGGTGAACTGCGCTTGGTCCCATGCATCATCGAGGTAGTCAAACGCAGCAAGCTCGTCATACCAGCCACCATGGAACTGCTTACCACGATAACGCTCGGGTTCAGATGCTGGGATGCCTTGGATGATCGAGCCGTTTTTAAGCGTAATCTCAAACAGCGATTTGTTGTAAGTTTCAACCAGCTCGTTGGGGATGATGTTTAGTAAACCAGAGTCACCCTCAAAACAAGTTGCACGAATATCGTTGGAGGTTGGCGCTGTGACCAACCAACGAGTGCCGTTGTATAACGCGGCTCGTTGTCCGATCCAGTTAGACGCTGTGTAAGTCTTACCAGCACCACGACCAGCCAACATAAGCATGGTGTCATACTCGCCATCCTCTGGCTCACGCTGGTGGGGTAGGGCTTGCAATTCCCAGCGTACCCGCCATAGGGCAAGTGCCAGTTGGTCTTTGGGCCAGTGTGCGTTCTTTGCTGCAAAAGATGCTAAGATCTTTTCTTGGATTTTGTTTAGTGCCATATGGGTAAGAATCCCTGACCGACTACAAACGGCACATCTGTTTCGATATGCACGACGGGCTTGGGATTGGTTTTATCTACTTTCGTTATCATGCGACGACGATTACCTTTGTGCATCGCTGGTTTTTGATGAAGGTGTAACTGAATGTCTGTCTTAAAGGTGAGCTGATGTGTCAGCGAGGTTTTATTATCAAACACCTGCGTCTTCATTCCAAGGGACTCGCATACCGACTGCAAGGTAATCAGAAAACGCAAGCTACGAGAAAAGATTAAGAAGCGATCTAACTGTGGATTATAACATCCCGGTTTCATCGCAACAATTCCCCGTAAGAACTCAATGCGCTGATCAATGGATCCAAAGGTATACTCGATTGGCAATGTACGGGGTACGGTTGCATATCGGGTCAAAAAGGTCACATTGATCGATTGCTTAAAAATCAAGGTGGTTTTTTTACGATCGACATGCCAGCCGTACGAGCGGATTTTCTTTTGCACATAGTCAACCCAGTCTTCATGGAAAGTAAACTTTTCCTTGGAGCCTTGCTTGGCCGCCCACAATCCCACAATGAACGGTGGAACCGGATGGTCTTCAAACGGGTAGTGCAGTGGCTTGGCATTTTCAATCGAGAACATATTCCAGCCTCGTTTATCTTGCAATCCTTTTTCTAGCAATTGTTCTGGGCTGTAATACCTTTGCATATACTTGCGTTTGTATTTGCCCTTATGCCTAGATTCTCTTTGGCGGTTGATATTGGTAAATGCTGGGAAAGTAGTATGCTTATCTACTTCCAAATAAATCCCGTCCTTTAACTGAATATCAAACATTTCCTTGGGGGTATAATGCTGTACCAATTTAATCGGTACGGGATATCCATTCCAAGAATATACATAATCATCCTGGGTTAATTGATGCGCTAATTTCCAACCACCCAAAATCGGAACTGGAGTATCTGCTGCTATTGCCATGAAGTTAATACCCAATTATCTAACCATTGATTCATGGGAGCACGAATCTTATTTAGGATAGGAATGGGTAGTTTACCAATATCAACATAATCATTTACTGCCAAGCGGTATTTTAAATACTGAATGGTTTCCTTATCGAATATTGCAGATGGAACATCCACAGTATCAAAAAAGTCTTTAGAGCAAACTAATACTCTCATCCCACCGATTTCCTTGTTGGGCTTTTCTAACACACCCTTGATCTGGTAGACGTACAGTTTAGACATGGGCAGGCGCAGATTTAAACACACGAATCTGCTTGCCAGCTTGCCGCCGTTTTTTGCGCTTCGCTGCCAAGTCTCGCTCGATTGCTTTTTCAAAAGCGGCTGGACTGAGCCAGCGTTCGCCACGGAAACCGCTCGCAAGCACGTCAGTGCGATAGTTGTAGAAAACCATTCCGTTAAGAATATCGCCCATGCGGTATGGTTGTTTGGTAAGTGGGTTTAATCGTTTCATACATCTACTTATGCAAACTCTATACAACTTACGCCCTAATTGTTGCGTTCATCGTAATTCTATACATTCCCTGTCTTTTATGTTGCAGTTCTATACATACTGTGGCTCGGCTAAACCATTGATTCCATTGAGAATTCCAATTCAAAAGACAGGGTATCCACAGTATCCACAGTATTTTCGCTATTAGGTGTAATAAATTTATTTTATTTTTTTAAAATAAAAAATAAAAAATAACAAATTACTATGGATACCCTGTCTCCAAAACCCAAAAAACGCTCTTTTCTCTTTGCAAATCAAGCACTTACAGCGTGACAGGGTATGTATAGAACTATCCATAGTATGTATAGACGCAAAAAAATTATTAATTAAATCAGTAACTTACAAACACCCCAAAATCCACAGAAGACAGGGAGTGTATAGAACTTCATGTTGCGATGAGCCTAGTTCTATACAACTCTTAAGTGTTTTGCAAAAAAAATATAGAAATTGCAAAAAGCTTGCTTTTGGTTGGAGCCTCCCGCGGCCGGGGGGCAGGGAGTCAGAAAGGTCGGTGTGGTGTCAAAACAACACCCGCCCAGACTGTTGCAAGGAAACAACACGCTAACATGACAAGTATGTAAGCGCTCACTAACCAGGCTGCAAGTGAGCGCTCACTAACATATTGCAACGCAACATGATGCTAAGTTAGCGTTCACTAACTTGCTGCATTGCAACATATTGCAACGCAACATGATGCACCAATATGGTGCATTGCCAATGTGAGTGAGTACTAACTAACCGGAGCGCACTAAGTTGGTGCATTGCCAGGATGTTAGTGTGCGCTAACTTGATGCAACGCAACAATATGCGTATGTGAGTGAGCGCTAACAAGGTGAGCTAATTATGTTGCAATGCGACAATATTGCAATGCAACATTCGGGCCTTGTTTTTGTTGCGTGTTTACAACATTAGGGTAAACACCTATTGACAAAATACCATGCACCAACATAGTGCAGCCTGGTTAGGGTTTACCCTATTAGGGTTTTTATTTTTGTTTTTTACTGTATAAGTGTTTTAAAATTGTGCTAGTAGTAAATTTATTAATGTACTTATAAGGGAGCTATACATATGACTAATAAACCGACAATACGCA